AGATACTAGGAATGCTTGCAGGAAAACAATAATGCCCTGAACCAAATTTTACAAGAAACGGGAAGAAACTCTTTTCAATGTTACAAATCCCTACACCCTTCTGAATGTTCCCTCCTACCCACTCACCATACATCGCGACGACTGTTTCATCTGGGACAAGATAGCTGCGTAGCAATTCGGTGAAGTATTCCCGATTACTCTCTACATAGAAAGCAAAACCAGCATTGTCACTTTCAATACTCAGTACACGTTCACGGCTTTGTGCATACAAGCCGTGTTCTTTACTGTAAACAACGGCAGCATTGGTACCATGCAGCTTCACAGTTCCAGTGAATGTAAGGGTTGGCTTAGGTGCATTTGGGTTGTAAATAGCATTCCCGTCTGCATCTTTTCCTTGGTATTCCGCCTCCATTTTGATCTGCTTACAGACATTGCGGAACTGTTCTATCGACCCAAAGTTATAATGTTTCATTCGTCTTTCTCCTCAACAATGATTTCACAATCTTCAGTAATGTGTTGTCTGGCACTCTCTTTGGTGTGCCATTCTCCACGGTCTTTCTTGGACACATACGTATCCGTTTGCATGTCTTTCACCCAAATTTTTCCACCAGAGCAAATGCGAGAAACATGGCTATGCCTAACACAAATGTAGAACATCTTCATTCTCCGAATTAATGACTGCATTGACAGTGGTAGTATCACACGTCCTTGTGTTGGGTGTCAAGCACTCAATGCACATCTTTCCAGTTTTTTCCAATCTTTCCTTCGCCATCAAGAGGAAGTGGTAGCTTCAAGTATTCGCCTGCTTTGATGATACATTCAACAGTTAGTTGGCGAATCTCTTCTTCAATTCCATCCTCCACTTCCCAAGAGTATTCATCATGCACCAAACTGGTGCGTTTTACTTGTTTTCCTTTGTAAAGATAGTATGGTCTGAACTTATCATCTAGGTACATCTCACCAAGTTTATTGTCCATCATGCAGGCCGCAACGGACTGACATACAGCCCCTAGCGACTGCCCAAGACAGTTGATCAGTACGTTCTTGCGGCGAATAGACAGAATTCTTCCGTCCCATCCCGGAACATACTTTTTCTTGCCTGCCGTGTCATAATACTTTTCTACGTTCTCTTTCAACTTACCAAGACCGGGATTGGCTGACCAGTAGTTGTCGTAGGACATCTGAGCATCCTTCTTTGACAGGCTGAGACTTGATGCCAACTTAGCCACACCCCCACCATAAGCAAGTAGATAAGCCCCTGTCTTTGCCTTATTACGCCAAGGCTTGAACTCAGACAAGTCCTTTAACCCTTCCTGATTGATGTCAAACTTCTCGTGCAGATGAGGAAAGAATGCAAAGGAGTTAAAGGTATTGCCAGAGACAATAATCTGATCATTTCTCTTAACCACGATAAAAGTACTTGGGACAGAGACACAACCAATCTTCCCTGAATAGTGTATAACTTTTTTGGTTTTTCCAAGCACACCTCTTCCGGTTTTTGTACTTTCAAGAAAATTGTACAAACACCTGTAAGTCTTATGTTCTTTGCTAAAAGACGTATCACGGATATAAGTTTTACAATGCGTCTTGAAGTTTGCCAGAGAGGCAATTGTAGCTACCACGTCTCTGCTTTGTTTACAACCTGTGTCAAACACGCACTTATTACCGTTCAGTGTTCCATCCCATAGTGCAATCTCTTTCAGAAAAACCATCTTCTGCTCATAAGACATATTTATAAGTTCCCAAGAAAAACTCTTATCTTTTCCAAGATACTTACGGATAGTTCTACAACTATCAGATTTATTTAAGTAAAACCTGACCTCATCTCTTCCTTTTCTTGTCTGCTTACTTTCGGAGTATGTCATATTCAGGTTGCAAAGAAGCTCACGCATTCTTTTCACCTTCCTATCTTTTACAAAGGTAAACCTGATTGCCCCGTCATCACCCTTACCAGACAAGTGACTATCTGCTTGTGTGGCAACAACAAGTCTAATCATATCATCCTCTATACCTACCCCTTGTCCATTATGAATACCGAAGCAGGGGAGGCGCATTGTCGATGAGGAAGCAGAGAGCTTGTCCGCTGTTGTTACTTTCACAGACATATCCTCTCTTCCGCTACGATAATTGTAATAAGGGATTCTATGATTCGGTGTAACAAGGAAATCCAACCCTTTTCCAGACATAGAAACCATATCACCAGTGTAATCTTCCCACACAATAGCTGTCGGTTTTACGAAGGAAATAACCCCATTGTCCCATTGGGCAACCTTATCTTGATCTTCAAGGCAGCCAAAAGTTTTCCACCCAGATTCGGTCAATATTTCTGTATCTTCAGAATAACAATGACTATCTCCTCGTAGAATAAGATCAGCAAATGCCCCGCCATCGTACTTCATTGTGTATGCTGCCAGTGTGCGATTTTCTAGTGCAGCCGAATCTGTCCCGACATAGTGAAACCCTTCGTCAACGGTGAATAGTTCTCGCATCTCGTTACCGAGTAACACTTTAGGGTCAGCCTTTGGGACATTACAGACAGTTTTGTGCTTTACTCGAAATGTCGGGGTGTACCCGCTCATCTCAGCACTTAACCTGCCGTCCCACTCAACACGCCAGTTAGCCAACCACCCCTCAACAACAGATCGTCTATTGCGATAGGACAGGAACTTAACTACCTTAGCCGGAACATCCGCTTCAATCTTCAACAGATTAGGACAGATGACACCAGCATTCATAATCTTCGGCGTAGTCTTGATGTAGTTGTTCCTGTCATCACGGATTGGCTTACCGTCATCACCTTTCTTGAAGTTCCAGTGGTCATCACTTGGCATCCAACCGTGAGACAGGAAGTATTGCTTCAATTCAGCGTTATCTTCAATTTCCATTGGAGGACGAACAGGGAGGATTTCATTGGCAACAATGTCAACCACAAGCCCGTAAGCATGAATCTTGTTGTCAACTACTTTAGCATTGTGCTTGTCAAGCCACTTAACCATTGTAGCTGACATCTCGCCGGACTTGGTAAAGGGTTTGGCTGGAATCTTGTATTCCTTTTTCTCGCCCTCTTTCAGTTCACGAGAAGGAAGAACTGGGTCAACTTGTGCCTTCAATTCATCCATCTGTACGGTGATGTGTTGTACCAAAGCAACAGCTTTTTCCTTGTCAAACTTCACACCACTGTAAGCCTGTGCTGCATACAAGAAGAAGTCCTTCTGTACTTGACGAAAGGAAGGATGAATCCAATTCTTCTCGCCGTACATCTCAACAGCTTTATTCCACAACCGATTAAACACACCAATACCGGCTTCTACGTCTGCATCACAATACTGCTCAACCAAGGGATGATAGAACGAGAACTCAAATCCTTTCGGCTCATTACCAACCATCGCGCCCGCTTCAACAAGTGCTTTACGGTAATCCATCTTTGTACTTTCACTGCCACTAGACAGGAAATCTAGCGAGTGCGACTGAAGGTCTGGTTGAAGATACTGCGACAACACTAACGTATCAACAAACTGAACTTTCTTTCCGTTCAGTGTATCCTTGCCACCTTTGCCAACTTTAGGCTTGATGTCAAAAAACTTCCACAACATCCAAGAGTCATAGGACAAAATGTTGTGTCCGACAACAAGAGAGTTGTCGGGAAAAGAATCAATCCACTTTGCAATCTTGTCTTTGCAATCTTCCTTGAAGGGAAAGACGGAAAGTTTCCTTCTCCCGTCCAGAGACTTGAACTTGATATACCAAATCTTTGTAGATTGTAAAAACAGTGAATCTGCCTCAATATCGTAGTACCAGCCGTTCATTTTACACCTTTAGTTCGCTTTTCCAGATAAAACCTCTGTAAGATTTCTTGTGACCATTGCACACAGAATAGATAGCGATTCTATGGTAGTCCGGGTGTGCTGTCAATATCTCACTCATGCTATTCCACACCATTACAAGTTTGTCGGTGTTCTTATCGTATTGAAAGAATCTAAGTGTTGATTTACTTTCAGCCACTTTTGCTGCCATCGCCCCCTTCTTCTCCTCGTCTTTCCATAAAGCAGAAGAGATTTCTGATTTGGCCTTTCTCCATTCATCAGTCTTTACCCAGTCGTACAACCCATCTTCAACCTGTTTACGTTTAATATTAGACATGTTTCTTTTTTGTTCCTCTGTCCATTTATTCCCATAATTAGGGTTATTCTCTCCTTTGTTTAGCTCTGAAATCAGTGTTTTTGTATCTTGGTGGACTTCTGTTTTTGTACTGCTGTCTCTTCTTAAATTATAGCCATAGTCCCTGTCGCAAGAATTATAGTAATCCATCCATTTTATTTCACAATCTGCTAAAGCGGCCTCATCAATAGTATCTAAAGTTTCTAAAACTATAAATTCAAAATTATCAATTCCGTGTAATTTTACAGCATTCCACAGAAACCTATTAGTCTGCTTTGTATTCCTACTGTCCAGAGTAAGTAGTTTCTTATGGTTCTTTATTCTTTTCTCTGTATTAGAGGATTTTCCGATATACACCTTACCATCCATTTTATTTCTTATAGCGTAAATACCAATTGTCATTATTTTCTCCAGACAAAAAAAAAAGCCCCTTGTTAGGGGCAATTATATTAAAATGACGGCTTCTCTACATGACTAAAATAATACTCCTTGTCATATAGTGTATGACTTTTCAAATCGTAGAAGATTTCACCAGCTTTACCTGTCATACCTGTATCTCGCGATTTCAACAAATGAACGTATGTTGTGTTTCGCTCAATTTCATCTTCAGCATTTTTATCTCGCTGTAGTGAAATATTGATACCAGCACTTCGGAACTGGCTACCACTGCCAAGAATACTTTCCTCAGTAAGAAATGCCCCCTGACTACCAGCTTGTTCGCCACTAGATGCTTTACGGACGTGTGCGATATTCACAAGAATACAATTGTATTGCTTTACCAAACACTTCTCCCATTGCATGTACTTGTCCACCTGTTCAATTGTCATTCCTGCAAAAACGTCACTAATAACATCAATAATAACTACACGAACACCAAATGCGACAACCAGTTCTTCAATCTTTTCCTGAAGTTGGCTAAAGTCACCGCGATCATCCAGAATATAGAATGAAGGGCTACCATCTTCACTTGTGAATAGGTCGTGGGCAAGCTGCTTTGTTTCTTCAGAAGTAAGCAGTTTTACTTTATCTTCCCTATTGTCAATCAGAGCAATCTTTTTACCGATATACCGACTGAGAAGTTGTTCACCGTAATATCCAGCATCTGCTTCAAGGCTAACAACACCCACTTTGACATTCAACTTCTTAGTCCAGTGGATTACATTCTCATTGATAAGGGCCGACTTGCCGCATCCCGACCCGGCAAGGATGTTGACAATAAACCCATAGGTGATACCACCTGCAAGCATTTCATTCAACCCGCCGAGAAATGGAGCAAACGGTAGCTTATCACTCTCAGCACGTTTCAGCACTTCTTCGTAGATTTTATCGCTTGCAAGAACACCTGCTGGTGTGTGTTTTTCAGCATTGTAAAAATCCTGAACAAACTCCTTCTGCTTTCCAGCCATCAAGTATTCATTCGGGTCTTTGTAACGCCAGTTAGCAATCCACACTTTCCCACGAGGAAGGACATCAATAATATCTTCAGCAGCTTTCTTACCGGCAGCATCATTGTCAAAGCCAACAATGATCCGTTCAAACTGATTCAAGAAGTCGTATTGCTTCTGAATCTGCTTCTTGCAATTCTCACCAATTGTAGGAGAGACAACAGCAATAGGTGCATAATCTTCCCCACCCCTGCTAAGCTGGTATTCACGAAGCATCTGATATGCCGAAAGCATATCCACTTCCCCGCCCGTGATAGCTACATACTTACCACCTGTTTTATACTTGAACTGACCAAACAAATCACATACTTTCCCTGTCTCACCAATACTGCGGAAATCCTTTGGTTCCATGCGAATCTTATAACCAGACAACTCCCCTTTGATTGTTACAGGGTAGTATTGCTTTGCAACAGCGCCAGTGGATTCATCGTATTCATACCGAACACCGAAAGGGCCAGTAATCTTGTCATCCAGCCCACGATACCCTTTCCCTTTGGTAGATGTGATGTCCTTAATCTTCTGCTTTGCTTCTTCACTAAAATCTTTGATGTTCTCTACACTCATACCACTTTCTTCCCAATCTTCTGTTCCGTGTACATGATACCCACAAGCAAAACAATGCTTTCCACCGTCGGAATATACAGCCATGTTATCACGACTGTTATCATTCCCATTTGCAGCACATTGTGGGCATTGTTCGTGTCGTAACACATCTGCCATTATACATTTCCTTCAACCAAAAACACGCCATTGTTGATACACAGCATTCTTAACCAATTCTACATCAATCGGCTTGTCGCTGATGACAGAACAATTGCTTGTAAACACCTCATTA